TTATTGCAATAATTAACAACTAAAAAACTATTGAGGAGATAGAACAATGGCTGACAATACTGTGGCAAATTTGCCAACTAAAAACGCCGCTCCAGCTGAACCAGCAAAGTCGTTACAGGCAACTGTACAACAAGTGATGACTAAAGCAATCACTTCACCGACTGACGCAAAAGTAGATTTCGCACAAGGGGTTAATCACATTACTGGTGACCCACAACAAAAAAGTGCAGGTCCAGCTGACGCAATGCCTACTCTTTCTGCTGAGAAAGAGCCTAAAAAAGATATTCAGGCTGCTTACGAAGCTGATGAGAAAAAAGACGAAAAAGAAAAAGAAGACATGAAAGAAGCAGAATACGCTGACAAAAAAGATGATGAGAAAAAAGATGTGAAAGAAGGCGAAATGCCTGCTGGTCTTAAAAAGTACTTAGACAAAAAGAATGATAAAGAAGATGAAAAGTCTGAAGAAAAAGAAGACGATAAGAAAAAAGATATGAAAGAAGCTGAAGACAAAGAAGATAAGAAAAAAGACGAAAAAGAAATGTCTGAAGCAGAAGACAAGGAAGACAAGAAAGAAAAAGAAGTTTCTGAATCTGAAGATAAAGAAAAAGAAATGAAAAAAGAAACAGCTAAAGATAAAGTTAAAGACATGGACATGAAAGAAGATGTAAATGCTCTAACTGACGGTGAAGACCTTTCTGAGGAATTCAAAGCAAAAGCTGCTACAATTTTCGAGTCTGCTGTTAAAGCAAAACTTGTTGAAGAAATAGAAAAATTAGAAAGCGAATACGAAACTAAAGTTGACGAAAAAGTTTCTGAAGTTAAAGAAGAAATCGTTGACAAAGTTGACGCTTATCTAAATTATGTTGTCGAGGAGTGGATGAAAGAAAACGAATTGGCAATAGAAAAAGGCTTAAGAAATGAGATTACTGAAGATTTTATCGGTGGTCTTAAATCTTTATTTGAGTCTCACTACATCAATGTTCCACAAGAGAAGTATGATGTAATTGAGAATCAAGCTGCTGAGATAGAAAAGTTAAAAGAAGAAGTTAACAAAACTATCGAAAAAAACGTTGAGTTAAATTCAAAACTTGCAGAATCTACAAGAGAAGAAGTTATAAATGATGTATCATCTGATCTTGTTGCAACTGAAGTTGAGAAACTTAAAGGTTTAGCAGAGAGTATTGAATATAAAGACGCTGACAGTTTTAGAAAAAGTGTAGAAACTTTAAAAAATTCTTACTTCCCTAAAGCAAAAGCGAGTGATAACGAATCTAATGAAGTAGCAGAAAACAATGCTGGTTTAGACTTGTCTGAATCAATGGCTGCATATACTGCTGCAATTAGTAAAACAAAGAAAAATCCTTACTTAAAGTAAGGGTTAGTTAACTAACTAAAGAAGGAGAGATAGAAAAATGTTTTTATCTGAATCAATACAACAAAAGTGGCAGCCCGTTTTAGAACATCCTGATCTTCCAAAGATCGAGGGTGCTTATAAAAGAGCCGTTACTTCAATGGTATTGGAGAACCAAGAAAAAGCGTTAAAAGAAGATGCTGCTTTCTTATCAGAAGCTGCGCCTACTAACGCAACTGGTGCTTCAATCCAAAACTGGAATCCTATTTTAATTAGCTTAGTAAGAAGATCAATGCCTAACCTTATCGCTTACGATATTGCAGGCGTTCAACCAATGTCAGGTCCAACAGGCTTGATATTTGCTATGAGAAGCAGATATGCATCTCAAGCTGGTGGTGAAGCTCTTTTTGACGAAGCTGACTCAGATTTTTCAGGCAGAAATGCTGCTGGATCATCTGTAAGTGGGGCTTCAGCAACACAACACAGCGGAACTAATCCAGCTGTACTTAACGATGCTGCACCAGGAACTTATACAACTGGTACTGCTATGGACACTGATTACACAGAAGCATTAGGTGATGCGTCTGGTAATGCTTTTGCTGAAATGGCATTCTCAATTGAGAAATCAACTGTGACTGCTAAGTCAAGAGCTCTAAAAGCTGAGTACACAATGGAATTAGCTCAAGACCTTAAAGCAATTCACGGTTTAGATGCTGAAACTGAATTATCAAACATCTTATCTGCTGAGATCCTTGCGGAAATCAATAGAGAAGTTGTAAGATCAGTTTACATTGGATCTGAAAAAGGTGCTCAAACTAATACAACAACTGCAGGTATCTTTGACCTAGATACAGACTCTAACGGTAGATGGTCTGTTGAAAGATTTAAAGGCCTAATGTTCCAATTAGAGAGAGATGCTAACGTTATCGCACAAAGAACCAGAAGAGGAAAAGGTAACATGATTATCTGTTCTTCTGATGTTGCTAGTGCTTTACAAATGGCTGGTGTATTAGACTATACTCCTGCGTTAAACAACAACTTAAATGTTGATGACACAGGAAATACTTTTGCTGGTGTATTAAATGGTAAATATAAAGTTTACATTGATCCATATTCAGCAAATACAGCTGCTAAACAATACTTTGTAGTAGGTTACAAAGGTACTTCACCATATGACGCTGGTATATTCTACTGCCCATATGTACCTCTACAAATGGTAAGAGCAGTTGGCCAAGACACTTTCCAACCAAAAATTGGATTCAAAACTAGATATGGTCTAGTAGCGAACCCATTTGCTGGTGCTGGTGCGTCTGACGCTATTACTGCTGATGGTTTAACATCTGCTAATGCAAACAGATATTACAGAAAAGTTCAAATTGCGAACTTAATGTAATACTTGTTACAAACAAATTTAAAAGGGCGGCCCTAAAAAGTCGCCCTTTTTTTTAGCATAAATAAAAGTATGAAAACACCATATAAAGAAATTTTAGGAGTACTAGCTGTAATTTTGTTTATGACCCTTGTTGCACAAGGGTTAAAATATCTTAATCCTAAACCAAATGTATTAGAAGAATTAGAGGAAAAGATTAAAAAGGTAGAACAAAAAGAGATTATTTTAACTGAACCTGAAAAACAACTAGAACGACAAGCTACTGAAAAAGAGTGGCAAGAAGTAGATAATCAAACAGATAAATAGTAGTATGACTACTACAAACTCATACAATAGACAACCTACTAAGTTGGACTATGCAAGTCCTACACAGTTTAAGTTTGGTATTATTAAACTACCAAAAGTAGAATACTTTTGCACAGCTGCAAACATACCTGGTATTACATTAGGCACCTCAAATTTAACTACACCATTTAAAGATGTACCAATGCCTGGTGATAAACTAGACTATGATACATTAAATATTTCTTTTTTAGTAGATGAAAATTTAGAAAACTATAGAGAAATACATGGATGGATGACAGGTCTTGGATTTCCAAAAGATTATTCACAATATAGAACTTTGCAAAGTGCTGGAACAGATAGATACCCAACAACAACAAACGAAACTTATTCAAGTGAAATAGGAGTAACTTCTAAAAATACACCTGATGATGGTGGTTTGTATTCAGATGCTACATTGTTTGTATTGACAAGTAAAAATAATTCCAATATAGAAATACGTTTTAGAGATATATATCCAATCTCTCTATCAGGATTAGATTATAATCAACAAGCTACTGATGTTGACTACTTAACAGCCAGTGTTACGTTTCAATATAAAATTTATGAATTTGCAAATATAAGTGCTAGTGGTACTGTAGAAACTACTTCTTAATTACCTACTAAATAATTAAAACAATATAATGGAGATATTATGACCTTTGATGAATTGCAGGCGTTAGCCGAAAAAGACCTGAAATTAAATGATACTGAATTAGATTTAGAATCATTAAAGACACCACAACTACATAACAAGTATTGTAAATTTCATAATCAATATATTAATCTATTAAAAAAGACCGAGCAAGATAGAGATAGATTATTAAGAGAAAAATGGGAATACTATACTGGTAAAGCTGATCCACAAGTTTACCAAGAAAAACCTTTTAATATAAAGTTACTCAAACAAGATGTTGACAAATATATTAAATCGGATGATGATCTAATTAAACTAGAACAAAAGGTAACCTATATACAAAGTGTTGTGGATTACTTAGATAAAACAATTCGTATTATTTCAAATCGTACATTTCAAATTAAAAATGCCATAGAGTGGAAAAAGTTCACTTCTGGTATTATCTAAAATGCAAAATATTATCGTTGATAAAATCAATGACGTATATATTCGGATTGACGCTGATGCCTCTATTCGTAGAGAACTTTCAGATTACTTCTCATTTGAAGTGCCTGGATATAAGTTTACACCACAGTTTCGTAATCGAGTTTGGGATGGAAAAATAAGATTATATTCTTATGCTACAGGTCAAATGTACGTAGGACTATACCCATATCTAAAAGATTGGTGTAAAAAGAAAGATGTTCATATAGTTGAATCCAGTGATATTTTAACACGTAGCAACGTCTCAGCCGCCGATATAGACGGTATGATTGATGAATACGATCTGCCTATTAAACCAAGAGATTATCAAATAAACGCATTTAAATTTGCCTTAGAATATGAAAGAGGTCTTATATTATCACCGACAGCTTCTGGTAAGTCGCTTATAATCTATATGTTAGTTAGACACTATCTTAATTCAATAAACAATAATGTTTTAATTATTGTGCCGACCACATCATTGGTTGAACAACTATATAAAGATTTTAAAGACTATGGATATGATGTAGAAACAAATGTTAGTAGAAAATATCACGGCTATGATATTGATGAAGATAAAAGAGTAGTCATTTCAACATGGCAATCATTATATAAAATGCCTAAAAAGTTTTTTGAAGATTACGGTGCTGTTATAGGTGATGAAGCACATTTATTTAAGGCCGTATCATTAACAAAGATAATGACAAAACTTACCGATTGTAAATATCGTATTGGTTTGACAGGTACTTTAGATGATAGTAAAACACATAAGTTAGTATTAACAGGTCTATTTGGTGTAGTTAATAAAGTGGTCTCTACTAAACAACTTATAGATAAAAAACAACTAGCAAATTTAAAAGTGGTTTGTTTAAACCTAAAATATCCTGAAACTGAATCTAAAAAAGTATATGGTGTAAAATACTTTGAAGAATTAGAATATCTTACTCAAAATACTGCTCGTAATAAATACATACGAAATCTAGCCCTAGCACTAAACGGCAATACTTTATGTTTGTTTCAGTTAGTAGAAAAACACGGTGAAATTTTATATAACTTAATCAAAGAAAAAGCAGATCCAAAACGAAAAATATTTTTTGTTTATGGTGGAACAGAAACAGATGATAGAGAAAAAATTAGAGCAATCACAGAAAAATCGGATAACGCAATTATTGTCGCTTCTTTCGGGACGTTTAGCACTGGTATCAATATTCGTAATTTACACAACATTGTTTTTAGCAGCCCTAGTAAAAGCCCTATAAGAGTATTACAAAGTATTGGCCGTGGTTTAAGAGTTGGTGATAAGAAACAGTCAGCTACAGTCTATGATATATCTGACGATTTAACATATAAAGATAAAAAAAACTTTACTTTAACACACTTTCAGGAAAGAGTTAATATCTATAATCGGGAGAGTTTTAACTATGAAATTCACACCGTTAGTTTAGATAAATAGTTATATGCAAACCTTAGATACTCAAAATGTAAAGATTATTCGTTTGGTTTCTGGAGAAGAAATTTGTTGTAAAATAGATGGTACAACAAAAGAGCTTCCAGACAAATCCCGTTTATTAAAGATACTTAATCCAATGTTAATAAAATATATACCTCAACTAACTGACAGAGGTGTAACAGATTATATAGCATTAGTTAAGTGGGTTGGATTTACAAATGATACAATTATTACTTTACCTATAAACAAAATTATTACTATATGTAATGCTACACCTGAATTTAACAATAGATATACTCAGATTGTAGGTAAACTTCATACTGTAAAAGAAAACCTACCAAGTTACATTGAAAGAGATTTATCTAAAGAGGAGCTTGAAGAGGAAAATAATATTGAACCAACTAGAGATTATGATAAAGAAATAACTGATAAAAATGATATAAAAGAGTTAAGTGAATTGTTAAATATGCCTAGTAAGAAGATACACTAGATAGGTAGCCACGGTTCTACTGAACAACCCACATGGGTATTATATCAACAACTTAGAAAAGAGTCAAGCGCCTATGAAAATTAGATTTTACAAAAGATTAGATGGTATGAGATGGCTAGGCTTTGTACTGGCCATGATAGGTGCCTACATACTATCAAATGCAAATCCTAGCACTCAATGGGTAGGATGGTCAATTGCAACAGTATCCTGTAGTATATGGATATATATGGGTATAAAAGATAAAGACATACCTAGAGCACTTATGGAACTTATGTATTTGTTACTTGCATTAAGGGCCATTTATAATTGGTTAATATGAAAGAAGAATGGACAATAAAAGCGACATATAATAGTGACAATCCTAAAAAATATTGTCAAGTGTGTTATCCATTTAAAGGAACAATTAAACAGCTTGAAAAAAAGATATGGAAACACTATAATGAAAATTATGAAGAATATGGTAAAGCAGAAGCTGTGGAGGTCGAACTTATAACATAAACCGTTGACAAAAACAACAAAATATACTATAATAATATTATGACTAAAACAAGAAAAAGATCAGCACATTATGTAGATAACAAAAAGTTTCTACAGGCGATGATAGAATATAAGGACAAGTGTGATAAGGCCGAAAAAAGAAATAGAAAATCACCACCAGTTACAAATTATATTGGTGAATGTTTTTTAAAAATAGCAAATCACTTATCTTATAGACCTAATTTTATTAACTATACTTTTAGAGATGATATGATTTCTGATGGTATAGAAAACTGTTT